AAATAAAAAATGTCTTACATTAGACACGATAAAGATTGCAATCCAGTTTCACCTCAACCAGGATCAACTTCAGTAACTGTATTTGATAACTGTGAGGGATGGACTCCTATTACATATGAAGATTGGAATGATGATTATGTTGCTAGAAGTTCTGACAATACTGTAAGAACACCTGGAACATATCAAGCAAGGAATTCTGATAATACTGTTAGAATTCCAGCAGCATACCAACGTCATGATATAAACAATGTTCCAGTTGATATTTGTCCTACTATTGGTGGAGATGATCCAGCAAACGCTGCCGAACCAGATGCTACAGCATGGGTATTAATGGATGGTCCATTATACAATACTCCAGGTGTTCCAAGTTCTGGATTTGTTGGTGGCCAAAGTTGGAGAAAAATGGCTCCACTTGGATATTCTCCATACGGAAAAGAAACTTATAGTTATGGGGATGAGCAAGTGAGGTGGAATGGTGCTTATTGGGCGTATGTCAACGATACGGCTGGAAGAACTTTTGCTACTTCATATGATAATGTCCAATGGCCATGGTTAGCAACATGGAGTGATGATTTTACTGGAGCAAAAATTACATCAACATACGTGAAGACAACTAATTACCCAGCGGTTCCCTAAAAATGGCACAGTATAGTAAGCATTACGAAGATTTCCTACCACAGGAAAAAACAAACTTTGAAGTTGTGATGATTGCCGACGCAAACGGCAATGTGGGGCCTGGTAGTTCTGGTTCTTCTGTATCTTTTAGTGAAACATCAGTAGATGCTTTTGGTCGTCTCAAAGTTACTGAATCATTTACTCTGGGTGATTACAAACACCTTTATGCTATTGACCCAAACTTTCTTGATAACTTAACTAATGGCGGCACAGCAACATATAATATCAATAAGGCTTGTGCTACTTTAGCAACCACATCAAACACCACTTCTCGTGCTGTTCACCAAACTAAATTTTATCATAATTACCAGCCTGGTAAGTCACAGATGATTTACAGTTCGGTATGTTTTGGTTATGCTCAACAGAATGTAACCAAAAGAACTGGATACTACGATGATAGAGATGGTATCTATTTTGAGCAAGTTGGTGATGCTACTGCCAACGGAACAACCAATGGCACTCTAAACTTTGTTGTTCGTTCCTATGTTAGTGGTACTGCTAGCGAAGCAACATCAGGAACTTACAAAAGAAGAGTTCCGCAATCAGAATGGAACATTGACAAGTGTGATGGAACTGGTGTTTCTGGTTTCAACATCAATACCTCAAAAACACAACTAGTTTATATTGACTTCCAATGGTTAGGAGTTGGTAGAGTTCGTTGTGGTTTCGTTCATAACGGGCAACTTATTCTAGCACATCAATATTATTGTTCCAATGAACTTGCTGAAGTTTATATCGCAAATCCTAATCTACCAGTAAGATGTGAGATACTAAACACAGGTACAACATCTGGTGGTTCATTTGATCAGATTTGTTCCACTGTTATGTCAGAAGGTGGATATGTAGAAAGTGGTATTGACTTCATGTATATGATGACAGCATCTAGGTCAGTTGCTGGTGGTGCTACTCTACCAGTATTAGCAATTCGTTTGAAAAATACATTCCAATCTTATCCAAACAGAATTTCGGTTAGGTTAAATAATATTGCTTTGTATCCTTCTGGAGAAACATTTTCATTCCAAATTGTTAAATTACCAAGTCAATCAAACTTGACTGGCACACTTAATTGGACCGATGTTGATACCAATAGTGGCGTTCAATATTCAGTTGGTGCTACTGGTTATACGGCAGGAAGTGGCGATGCTTTATTTGGTGGTTTTGTAACTGCTGGTTCGTCACAGAACTCTTTGGCGTCTGCTTCGACAGGTTCTATTTCTTCTGCCAAGAAAAACATTATTGTTCAAAATTTTGACTCTACTTCATCAGAAGTATATGTTGTGTTAGCAACAAATATTGGTAATAACTCAGGAACAATCAGAGCAGCACTTCAATGGAGAGAGATTTACTAATATAAGTTTGGTAACTATTGTAACACCACAAACAGTATATTCTAAATATAATTTGACCTTATACATGTAATAATTATGGATACCAAAACCTGCCCTAAGTGTAGGGCTTGCTGGATAAATGGTCAACACTTTTGGACAGGAACAAATAAGCCAGGAAACGAAACAGAACTTGCCAGTTTAGTTTGTGACAAGTTTGGAGATGATTCATGCATCAACCCATGCAAAGGAACTACTGATGGTAAGGGTTGGGAAAATAGGTTAAATAATATGGATGCTATTGATAAAGATTTGAAGAGGACATTGAATGAGTAGTAGTGATCAGATTTATTTGGGCAACCCGCTATTAAAAAAAGCGAACGTTGCCCACGATTGGACTAAAGAAGAAATTCAAGAATATATTAAATGCAAAGAAGATCCTGTATACTTTGCTGTAAATTATGTAAAGATTGTTTCTGTTGATGAAGGTTTGATTCCTTTCCGAATGTATGAATTTCAAAAGGAGTTAGTTCAAAAATTTCATAATAATAGATTTAATATTGCTAAGCTACCAAGACAGACAGGGAAATCAACCGTTGTGGTTTCCTATCTACTTCACTATGCTTTGTTTAATGATAGTTCCAATATTGGTATCCTAGCAAACAAGGCATCAACTGCTAGAGACCTTTTAGGAAGATTACAGACAGCATACGAGAATCTCCCTAAGTGGTTACAGCAAGGTGTGATTGCTTGGAACAAAGGTTCTATGGAACTGGAGAATGGTTCTAAGATTATGGCTGCTTCCACATCAGCATCTGCTGTTCGAGGAATGTCATTTAACATTATCTTCTTGGACGAATTTGCTTTCGTTCCAAACCACATTGCTGATGACTTCTTCTCGTCTGTATATCCTACTATTTCATCTGGACAAAGAACTAAAGTTATTATTATTTCTACCCCATATGGTATGAACCACTTCTATAAGTTGTGGGTAGATGCTCAAAACCAAAGAAACAATTATATCTGGACGGAGGTTCATTGGTCAGAAGTTCCTGGTCGTGATGCCAAGTGGAAAGAAGAAACAATCAAGAACACTTCAGAACGCCAGTTTACTCAGGAGTTTGAGTGTGAATTTTTAGGATCTGTTGATACACTAATTGCTGCATCTAAGTTAAGAGCTTTAGTATTTGATACCCCATTGAGTTCAAATAAGGGATTGGATGTTTACGAAAAGCCAGATGAAAAATCAGAATACATTATTACTGCAGACGTTAGCCGAGGAATCGGTGGTGATTATTCTGCTTTTATTGTTTTTGATATCACAACTGTTCCTTATAAGATAGTTGCAAAGTATCGAAATAATGAAATTAAACCAATGCTTTTCCCCAACGTTATTAATGATGTAGCCAGAGCATACAATAATGCTTATGTTCTTTGCGAAGTTAATGACGTTGGCGATCAAGTAGCATCAATTCTTAATTACGATCTTGAGTATCCAAATGTTCTGATGTGTTCAATGCGTGGTCGTGCTGGACAAATTGTGGGACAAGGATTCTCTGGAAATAAAACTCAACTTGGTGTCAAGATGAGTATTACAGTTAAGAAAGTTGGTTGCCAAAACCTCAAGCAAATTATTGAAGATGATAAGTTGCTGTTTAGGGATTATGATATCATTAATGAGCTTACCACATTTATTCAGAAAAAGCAATCTTTTGAAGCGGATGATGGATTCCACGATGACCTTGTGATGTGTTTGGTGATTTTTGCTTGGATGGCAGTTCAAGATTACTTCAAGGAAATGACGGATAATGATGTTCGCCAGAGAATCTACGAAGAACAAAAGAATCAAATTGAGCAAGACATGGCACCATTTGGATTTATCACAACTGGTCTTGAAGGTGATGAAGGATTTGCTTCAGATGGAGCAGTTTGGTATGGCGACACACAAGAAGATGTATCGTATATGTGGGATTATAGATGATGGATGCCGATAAACTTTTTACCTTAGAACAACTTATATTCAAAGATAGAGAATGTAGAGTTTGTGGTAAGGTAAAAAGTTTAATGGATGATTTTTACATAACAAGAAAAGATAGAGGAACTATTGCATCTGCTTATTCTTATGAATGTAAAGAATGTACTATTAAAAGAGTTAGAAAATCAAGACAAAAAAACGATACTACAGATTTTTCATATCCAGATTGGTAATGTTCACGCTACGTTTCCCCACTTGAAATAAGCAAAATAATAAATAATTTTAGATTACATTGGATATCTAAGGAGAAAAACATGGCAAGTCAAGTCTCGCCTGGAATTGTTCTAAAGGAGCGTGACCTAAGTAATGTCGTTGTTACTGGTGCTCTTCAAATTACTGCAGCGGTTGCTTCATCTTTTGCAAAGGGACCAGTTGGTAAGGTTGTAAATATTAATTCCCAGAAAGAACTAGTAACAGTTTTTGGTGCCCCAGTTGATGCAAATGCAGATGACTGGCACGTTGCATCGGAGTTTCTATCATATGGTGGTAGATTAGCTGTTGTTCGTGCTAACACAGGATCACTTTTAAACGCTGGATCAACTGCTGGTGTTTTAGTAAAATCAGATGAAGATTTTGCAGCTGGTGCGGGTGGATCACAAGCATTTATAGCAAGAACTGCAGGTACTTGGGGTAACTCAGCTACTGTAGTTGTAGTTGATAGTGGTGCAGATCAATACGTCACTTTTGATGCTGCTTTTGCTTCTGCTCCAGCAGTAGGTTCAACATTAACATTTGATAGTGGTAAAGCTGGTAAAGTTCTAAGCGTATCAGGAAATACTGTTGCAGTTGTTCTTAATGACCCAACATCTTTAATTGCAGTGGGAGATGGTATTGAAGAAGCTGGTGCTTCTTCTGCAGACCTAACTGTTACTGCTGTTCAAAATTGGTATCTCAATACCGAAATCGGTTCAACTGGAATTAAACTCTCTGCAATTGCTCCTCGTCCAGGAACTTCAGAATTTGCATCGGCAAGAGGAATTTCAAAAGATGAAGTTCACATTGCAGTTATTGATACTACTGGTGCTATTTCTGGAACTGCAAATACAGTTCTCGAAAGATTAACCTATCTATCAAAACTATCCAATGCAACTGGTGCTCAGGGAGAAAATACTTATTATAAGAGTATAATTAATGAGCAATCATCATACATCTATAATACTGCACATCCAGCAGAAGTTATCGATGGTGTAAATTGGGGTCAAGCATCAACTGGCTTAACTGGAGCACTTGGTCTAGTGGGTCTTCATACAGATGCTTTAACTGGTGGTGCTGACGACTATACTTATACTGGTGCAGAAATTTCTGATGCATATGAGTTATTCGCTGATACCGAAGAAACACAAATTGATTTTGTTTTAATGGGCGGTCCTATGGGTATCGAGTCTGACACCAAGATTAAAGCAAATAAAGTTGTTGCTATCGCAGCAACAAGAAAGGATTGTGTTGCATTTGTTTCACCTCACAAAGGCAATCAAATTGGAACTGGTGGTGCTCTAACTGCTATCCAGCAAAGAGATAATACCATTGCTTTCTTTAGCACAATCACCTCAACTTCGTATGCAGTATTAGATAGTGGCTACAAGTATTTCTACGATCGCTTTACTGATAAGTATCGTTGGTTAGCTTGTAACGGTGATGTTGCTGGTCTATGTGTAAGCACTTCAGCTGCACTCGATGATTGGTATTCACCTGCTGGCGTAAACAGAGGTTCACTCCGTAACGCAGTTAAGCTTGCATACAATCCAAATAAGGCAGATAGAGACGAGCTTTATCAGAACAGAATCAATCCAATTGTTTCTTTCCCTGGTCAAGGCGTAACTCTATTTGGTGATAAGACCGCTCTTGCATCACCTTCAGCATTCGACAGAATCAACGTTCGTCGTCTATTCCTCAATGTTGAGAAGAGAGCTGGCGAGCTTGCTAAGCAAGTTCTATTTGAACAGAATGATGAAACTACAAGAGCTTCATTCTCTAGTGCTTTAAATTCATATCTCAATGAAGTTCAAGCAAGAAGAGGCGTTACTGACTACCTAGTAGTATGTGACGAATCAAATAACACTCCTGATGTGATTGATAGAAATGAGTTTGTTGCTGAAATTTATATCAAGCCAACACGCTCTATTAACTTCATCACCATTACCTTCACCGCAACGAAGACAGGTGTTTCATTCAGTGAAGTTGTCGGACGATAATTTTTCGGAATAAACAAACACTAAAGAGGTAAAAACAAATGGCACTATCAAGCAAAATTAGCGATTTCATTTCAAGTGTAGGTCAAGGCGTCAAGCCTAATATGTTCCAGGTGGAGTTATTCTTCCCTGCATCTGCGATTGGTGGCAATCAAGGAACTACTGTTTCTCCACAGGATCAAGAGTTAGCAAACCTTCTTTGTAAGTCGGCTGCTCTCCCTGCATCGAACATCGGTGTAATCGAAGTTCCTTTCCGTGGCAGAACGGTAAAGATCGCTGGTGATAGAACCTTCGATACTTGGTCCCCAACATTCATTGTTGATAAGGACATGAAAACTCGTGCTCTATTCGAGCAGTGGATGGAATCAATCAATGGTCATGCTGGCAACACCGCAGACCTTCTCACTCCAGACAACAGTGCTGGTTATACTGCTGACATTCTTGTTCATCAGTTAGAGAAAGGATCTGAGCCAACTAACTCAAACTACATCAGAACTTACAAGCTCTGGTATGCATTCCCAACCAATGTTTCCCAGATTGATCTTGCTTATGACAGCAATGATCAGATTGAAGAGTTCTCTGTAGAATTCCAGTATTCATATTGGACTACAGAAGATACAAGTGGAGCAAGATCTGGTCTACCAGTTAATGCTGACGTTTGATAAATAGTAGATAACGACTACTAAAAACTTTAATCATGAGTCAACTATTTGGTTTTTTAATTAACAAAGATGGAGAGAACAGGGGGCAATCTCCTGTTCCTCCAAATCAAGACGATGGTGCCATGATAGCCGCAGGTGGTTATTTTGGCACCTATGTTGATGTTGAAGGGGTTCATAGAAATGAGTTTGATTTAATCAAGCGTTATAGGGATATGTCACTTCATCCAGAGTGTGATTCTGCTGTGGATGAAATTGTAAACGAATTTGTTGTAAGTGATGCAGATGATTCTCCAGTAGAGATTGAATTATCTAACTTAGATCTTGGGCAAAATATTAAAAATAAAATTAGAGACGAGTTTAACTATATCAAAAAGTTACTTCGTTTCGATAAAAAAGCACATGAGATTATCAGGACTTGGTATGTAGATGGTCGTATCCATTACCATAAAGTAGTTGATCTTGATAATCCACGTAAAGGAATTTTAGAACTTCGTTATATTGATGCTCTCAAGATTCGCAAAGTAAGACAGCAATTAAAAGATAAATCAAGATCACAGGAAGAAAGAGGTTCTGCTCTTGAGTATGACTGGGGTGATTATATTGATTATTATATCTACAATCCCAAAGGTTTTGGTTCAAGTTTACCAGCTAATTCTGCTTCGGATTTTAGTACTGCAAATGGTATTAAAATCGCAGCAGATTCTATTGCAACATCAAATTCAGGTTTGATGGATCTCAATAAGAAGATCACATTAAGTTTCTTACACAAGGCGATTAAGTCACTTAATCAACTTCGCATGATTGAGGATTCGCTTGTTATCTACAGATTGTCTCGTGCTCCCGAACGTAGAATTTTCTACATTGATGTAGGCAATCTACCTAAGGTAAAAGCAGAACAATACCTTCGTGATGTGATGGCACGTTACAGAAACAAACTTGTATATGACGCTTCAACAGGAGAGATTCGTGATGATAAAAAGCATATGTCAATGCTTGAAGACTTCTGGCTCCCTCGCCGTGAAGGTGGTAGAGGAACTGAAATCACTACACTCCCAGGCGGTCAGAACCTTGGTGAACTCAAGGATGTTGAGTATTTCAAAAAGAAACTTTACAACTCACTCAACCTACCACCTTCCCGCCTTACGGATGACAACAAAGGGTTTAATCTTGGTAAGACCACAGAAGTTCTCAGGGATGAACTTAAGTTTGCTAAATTCATCGGTCGTCTCCGCAAGCGTTTTAGCGAATTATTCCACGATATTCTCAAGACCCAATTAATCCTCAAAGGTATTATTACCCCAGAAGATTGGGAAGATATGGAAGAGCATATTCAATATGACTTCCTGTTTGATAACCATTTCAATGAACTCAAGCAACAAGAATTAATGCTCCAACGTGTTAACCTTGTTACTCAGATGGATCCTTTCGTTGGCAAGTATTTCTCTACGGAATATGTTCGCCGTCAGGTTCTGATGCAAACTGAGAAAGAGTATAAAGAAATTGGCAAACAAATTAAAAAAGATATTGAATCTGGCATGGCGTTAGATCCAGTAGATGTTAATTCTATGGATATGATGTCACAACAAAATGATGCAATGCAACCAGAATTAGATGCTGCTCAAGCAGAAGCTGACTTCGAAAGACAAAAACAATTGGCAGCACAAAAACCTAAAACTCCAAGTTCTAATAAATAATATATAAATTAATTTTTAATTATGGAAAATGGAGTAGTAGATATCGTGAATTTACTTCACGATAAGAAAAGAGCTGATGCTTTGGATAAGATCAATGATCTATTAACTAACAAAGCAGCAGAAGCAATTGATACATATAAAAAAATTGTTGCTAATACATACTTTGACGAACCAGTAGAACAGATCGAGGACCAATGAAACTAATCACAGAAAATATCGAAGAGGTAAATGTTCTTGTCGAAGAATCTAACGGCAAGAAAAATCTTTACATTGAAGGTATCTTCCTTCAATCAGAAATGAAGAACCGCAATGGAAGAGTTTATCCATTTGATGTTCTCGATCGTGAGGTTCAAAAATATAATGAACAGTATGTAAATACTGGTCGTGCTCTTGGTGAACTTGGTCATCCAGATGGACCATCAATCAATCTAGATCGTGTGTCACATAAGATTGTAGAACTTCGTTGTGAAGGTTCTAACTTCTATGGTAAAGCACGTATTCTTGACACCCCCATGGGTAAAATTGCTAAGTCACTTCTTGATGAAGGAGTAAAACTTGGGGTTTCTTCAAGAGGCATGGGTTCTCTAGAAGAACGCAATGGTGTGAAATATGTTCGTGATGACTTTATGCTAGCGACTGCTGCTGATATCGTAGCAGATCCTTCTGCTCCTGATGCATTTGTTCAGGGAATTATGGAAGGAAAAGAATGGGTTTGGAACAACGGTGTTCTAAAAGAGTATCGTGTATCGGAGTATAAGCAATATATTTCAGAAGCAACCCGCAGAAATTTGGAAGAAAGGAAGCTTAAAGCATTCCACAGTTTCTTGTCAAATCTCTAATTTAATAAATAATCATAGAATAATCTTATAGGAAAATTACGAGGAAAACTCAAATGTCAGATAAGTTAAACGAAAAGTTTGAGGAGCTTGTAACTGAAGCTGGAATTATTGTTGAAGCGGGGGATCCAATGCCAACCGTAACAGCAGCAGTTATTCCAGGTGGTCAAGGCTCCGCTCCTGGTCAGGTTAGCGATGCTCAGACCAGAGGCGGTGGTAAAGATCCACAACCTACAGTTACTACCCAAGCAGTTGCTCCTTATCAGCAAACTCAAGGAACCGATCTCGGTGGTCCAAAGCCAGATGGCAATGACGAGGGAGAAGATAATCCTGGTGCTAAAGCAGCTGCTCCAATTACACCAGTCAGTGGTGATCCCCAGCAAAGAGCTGGCGAATCTACTGGTATGAACGCAACTCCTACTGTTGGAGCACAGGTAGCATATGGAACCAGCACTGGTCCAGATGTAACCTATCCAATCAAGCCTTCATTTGAGGAGATTGACTTATCTGGTGACGTTGCCGCTCTCACCGAAGGCGAAGATCTTTCAGAAGATTTCAAAACTAAGGCAAAAACAATTCTAGAAGCTGCCGTCAAGTCACGTCTTGTAGAAGAAGCAGCTAAGTTAGAAGAAACTTTTGAAACAAGAGTTAACGAGAAAGTTGAAGCTGTTAAAGCAGAACTTTCTGAAGAGGTTATGGGAACCGTTAACTATGCTATTACCAATTGGGTAGAGCAAAATCAAGTCGCTATTGATCGTGGTGTTCGTAACGAGATTACCGAAGACTTCATTGCAGGTCTTAAGAATCTCTTCAAGGAACACTACATCAGCGTCCCTGACGACAAAGTTGATGTTGTCGAGGAGATGTCTGAACAGCTTTGTGAGATGGAAGCACGCCTCAACGAACAGGTTGAGCGTAACGTTGAATTAAATAAGCGTCTTGCTGAGTCACACAGGGAAGTAATTCTGAAAAATATTTCAGAAGGACTTGCCGATACTCAGAAAGAGAAACTTGCTTCATTGGCAGAGGGAGTAACATTTGAATCAGCAGAGAAATTTGCTGAAGCAGTAAAGACTCTTCGTGAGTCATACTTCCCCAACGCTGCACCTATTGCAGAAGTAACCGATGAAACTCCAGTAGCATCAGAAGATATGTCACCAGCAATGGCAGCATACCTCAATGCAATTTCACGCTGGAAGTGAATTTTATAAATAATACATACCAACTTTTCAAAGAAAAAACAAGGAGACACTAATGTTTAACGCTAGACATCTCCAGGAAAAGTGGGCACCTGTTCTTGAGCACTCCGAGGCTCCTTCCATTCAGGATAAGTATAGACAGGCTGTTACCGCAGTTCTCCTGGAAAACCAAGAGAGAGCTCTTCGTGAAGAGAGAGCTATTCTTAACGAGACCACCCCAGTAAACAGCTTTACTGGTTCTGCTGCACTTGCTGGTGCTTCAGGTGCTGCCCTATCTTCAGCTGCTAATAACGCAACTGGACTTGCTGGTTTTGATCCAATTCTAATCAGCCTAGTTCGTCGTTCAATGCCAAACCTAATGGCATATGACGTTTGTGGTGTTCAGCCAATGAGCGGTCCTAACGGACTTATCTTTGCAATGCGTTCACGCTACGAGAATCAAGCTGGCGAAGAGGCACTCTTCAACGAGCCTGACACTGGATTCTCTGCTGGTTATGATAACGCACTTGGCGACTACAACGTTCGCAATGGTGCTGGTTCAGGTGGAGATTCTGAGGGTAACAACCCTGCTCTACTTAACGACGCTTCACCTGCTGCTAATGCTTATGAAGTTGCTCGTGGCATGAGCCGTGAAAATCTAGAGCGTATGGGCGAAGCTGGTCGTCTCTTCCGTGAGATGAGCTTCAGCATCGAGAAGACCTCTGTTACTGCAAAGTCCAGAGCTCTACGTGCTGAGTACACCCTAGAACTCGCTCAAGACCTCAAGGCTATTCATGGTCTTGATGCTGAGCAAGAGCTTGCAAATATTCTTTCAAGCGAAGTTCTTGCAGAAATCAACCGTGAGGTTGTTCGTACTGTTTATACAGTTGCTAAGAAGGGTGCTCAAAACAACGTTGCTAACGCTGGCATCTTTGACCTCGACGTTGATTCAAACGGTCGTTGGTCTGTTGAGAAGTTCAAGGGTCTTCTTTTCCAAATCGAGCGTGATGCAAACGCAATTGCACAAGACACTCGTAGAGGAAAGGGCAACTTCCTAATCTGCTCAGCTGACGTTGCTTCAGCTCTTGCAATGGCAGGTGTTCTTGATTACTCTTCAGGTCTAACTGGTGCTGGTGGTCCTTCCATCGGTCAGGTTGATGACACTGGCAACCTCGCTGTTGGCACCATCAACGGTCGTATTAAGGTCTTCGTTGATCCTTATTCGGCTAACGTTTCTGACAAGCACTACTATGTAATGGGTTATAAGGGTTCCTCACCTTATGATGCAGGACTCTTCTATTGCCCATACGTACCTCTCCAGATGCTACGTTCGATCGATCCTGAGACCTTCCAGCCTAAGATTGGCTTCAAGACCCGTTATGGTATGGTTTCGAACCCATTCGTTACCACCAACGGTGCTTACAACGGCACCCCAGACGGCGAGACCCTCACCGCTGGTGCAAACATGTACTACAGAAGAGTACAAGTTATCAATCTCATGTGATCCATCACTGAGTTTCCAGAGACCCGAAAGGGTCTCTTTTTTTATGCAAATAAATAGTAGATAGCTTGGGAAGTTGACATGCCTGCCAATTGGTATAAGGAGCAACCATCAAATAGAAATCACTTATCTCCTATTGGATTCAAGATTGTTCTTGAATTATTTGAAGGAGTAGATTTCTTTTGTCAATCAGCAACTCTTCCAGAAATCTCTGTGCCAGTTACAGAAGTTCCCACTAGGTTTAGAAATTTTCCTATTGTTGGTGGAGGTGGAGTTTCTTATGGAGATCTTAATGTTACTTTTATTATTGACGAAGAATTAATTAATTATAAATCTATTCATAATTGGATTAGGCGTAACGGTGCTTCAGAACAGCATATGCCATCACAGGAACCACAATATTCTGGTGGCCAATTACATATTTTGACATCTAATTTTAATACTAATCATATTATAGATTTCGAAAATTTATTTCCTATAAATTTAACTCCAATTCAATTTGATTCTACTGTTACTGATGTAGAATATTTTACAGCTCAAATCGTTTTTAAGTATACTAATTACACAATTCGTGACAAAAACTTTAAACTATGAAATTTGAACAACTTGCTAAGATCTTTGACCACATCAAATCGGAGTGGAAAAAAGATACTGAAATTGATTTCCAATTTAAAAACAAAGAATACACAGAAGATTTGGCAAGGTTATCATTAGAGATTCCTTTCCAACACAATAAATACTTAAACCATTACACAGATCTTAATCAAATTAAAACTTCTCTAGAATTTGAAATTCGAAAACTGGTTAGAGAAAAGCGTGAATACTATGGTGGTGAAGCAGATCCTAAAGTGTATGCAGAAAAACCATTTGGATCAAGCATCAAGACCGCAGAAAAAATGAAGGTCTATCTTGAATCAGACGAAGAGATTATTAATCTAGAAGCAAAGATCAAATACATTGATCAAGCATTACATTTTCTAGATCAAGTTTTAAGGATGATTTCACAAAGAAATTATCATATTAAGAATGCTATTGAATGGGAAAAATTTATTAATGGCGATACATAATGTCCAGAATTGTAATCCGTAAAAAGAACGAAGTATTTCTTCAGATCCAGTCCGAACCTCATGTACATCGTGAGTTGTCGGACTATTTTTCTTTTGAAGTACCAGAAGCAAAGTTTTTAAAAAGAAATCCTAAGTATCGCTACTGGGATGGAACTATCCATCTATACTCACCAGCAACAGGAGAGTTGTATGGTGGTCTATTGCCACATCTGAAAGAATGGTGTGGAGAAAGACAATACCAATTGCAGTATGAAAATAATGATTGGTATGGTGAAGTAGAAGAAACTAATGGGTTTGTTTCTCCTGGTGGCATCAAAGTTTATATGGATAAGATTTGCAAATATCCACCAAGAGATTATCAGTACGCCACTGTATATAAAGCACTTAAGAATAATCGTGGATTATTTTTATCGCCAACAGGATCTGGAAAATCTCTAATGATTTATAGTATCGTCAGATATTATGCTGCTATAGATAAAAAAATTCTGCTTATTGTTCCAACGACTTCGCTAGTTGAGCAAATGATTAAGGACTTTAAGGATTATGGATGGAATGCTGACGAATACTGTCATACGATATATTCGGGCAAAGATAAAAATACAGACAAACCTGTTATCATTTCCACTTGGCAATCAATCTACAAGTTTCCCAAGAGATATTTTGACGACATTGATTGTGTTATCGGTGATGAAGCACACTTATTTAAGTCAAAATCCCTCACAGGAATTATGACTAAACTTCATAATGCTAAGTATCGTTTTGGATTTACTGGAACACTTGACGGAAGTAAAACTCATAAGTGGGTACTTGAAGGATTGTTTGGTTCATGTGAGAAAGTAACTAAGACAGATGATCTGATTAAGAAAGGTCACTTGTCCAGTTTTCGTATCAAGATTCTTGTCTGTAAGCATGAGTATCAGTATTTTGAAGATTACCATTCCGAAATGGAATACCTAGTAAATAACAAGAGACGTAATAATTTAATTAAAAATCTTGTATGTGATATTGATGGTAACACATTAGTTTTATTTAACTATGTTGAGAAGCACGGTATGCCATTATTTGATTTAATAAATACTGCTATAGGTGAAGATCGTAAGGTATTCTTTGTTCACGGTTCAACTGATGTTGATGATCGAGAATTAGTTAGAACTATTACAGAACAAGAAAATAATGCAGTAATTATTGCATCTTACGGAACCTTTAGTACTGGTATTAATATCAAAAAACTTCATAACATTATCTTTGCTTCTCCATCTAAATCACGAGTAAGGAATCTACAATCTATTGGTAGAGTATTACGTAAAGGAGAAGGAAAAGATATTGCTACTCTTTATGATATTGCTGATGACATCTCTTCTAACTCAAGACAAAATTATACTTTAAATCATTTGGTAGAAAGAATTAAAATTTATGAAGAGGAGAACTTTAAGTACGAAACAATTAAAGTAGACTTAAGATAACAATGGAAGAAGAATTTTATTCAACTATTAAACTTGTTTCTGGTGAAGAAATAATTGCTAAAGTATGTTATCTTCCTGAAGAGAATTCTTTATTGTTAGACAATCCAATGACTGTTGAGGTTGTTAAGAATAGATCTTCTCAGGAAGCATTCATATTAAAAGAATGGATTAAATCAAGTTATGATTCTATGTTTATTATTAAAATGGAACAAGTGATTACTATGACTGAATTAGATAAGAAAGTAGAAATATTTTACTTAAAGAATTTATCTGGTGAAGATACTATAGATCCAGATACTGTTAATGTTAAACCTAAACAGTTTAGTAATCGTATGGGTTACTTAGGATCTGTAAAAGAAACTAAACAGTATCTAGAAGATATATTTAATAAGAGTTGATAAGGTCTTTAAGTATTTAATAATTAATAGATATAATAATCTTTAACCCCCGACAGAGTTATTCTACTGGGTTTTATGGGATTTGTCAACCCCTTGACAACCACCATGACCTATGGTATGATGGTTCTAACACAATTATATTTGTAGATGATGGACTATGGCGAAAGCAAAAAGCAAGGAGTTCTATGTAAACAATAAAGAATTCTTACAAGCACTAATTGAATATCGGGTAAAAGTCAAGAAGGCAAAGGAATCTGATCTTCCTCGCCCCATAGTTCCGAACTATATTGGTGACTGTTTTTTGAAGATTGCTACTCATCTATCATACAAACCAAACTTTGTCAACTACATGTTCCGTGAGGACATGATCTGTGATGGCATTGAGAATTGTTTACAATACATCGACAACTTTGATCCAGAGAAATCACAAAATCCATTTGCATACTTCACTCAAATTATTTGGTATGCCTTCTTAAGGAGGATTCAAAAAGAAAAGAAACAACTTGAGATCAAGAATAAAATCCTAGAAAGATCTGGTTATGATCAGGTCATGCATACAGATGACTACGGATCTGATATGGCAGGTATGAATCACAACTATTCTGATATGGGTAGTATCAAGGAAAACATTGAAACACGAATGAATCGATGACGGTAGCACTTATCACTGATCAGCATCTTGATGGTAGAAAGGGAAGCATTGCTTTCTGGGAATACTTCAACAAATTTTATGATGAAGTATTTTTTCCAACACTTAAGAAACAAGGAATAACAACAGTTATCGATCTTGGAGATACGTTCGATAATCGTAAGAACATTGATTATAATGTTTGGGCTCGCATTCGTAGGAATTACTTTGATCGTCTTGCTGACAGCGGAATTCAAGTTCACATGATTCTTGGTAATCATTGTGTTTACTATAAGAACACAAATGAAGTTAACGCACCAGATCTTCTACTTGATACTTACGATAACATCACTGTTTATTCTAAACCAACTACGGTTGAGATTGAAGGAACAGACATCCTGATGCTTCCTTGGATTAATAGTGAAAACTATGATGAAACAATGGATGCAGTTAATAACACCCCTGCTAAAATTGCAATGGGTCATCTTGAATTGAATGGATTTGAAGTTACTCCTGGTATGCTTCATGAAGGTGGTATGGATCCAGATATCTTTTTTAAATTCAAACAAGTTTTTTCTGGACACTTTCATCACAAGTCAAGTCGAGGAAACATTACATATCTTGGTAATCCTTATCAGATGTTCTGGAATGATTACAAAGATCCACGAGGATTTCACCTTTACGAACCAGCAACTAATAAACTGAAGTTCATTAAAAATCCATATGAAATCTTTAAAAAGATTTACTACGATGACAGCACTAAGCAAGAAATTAATCTTGAAGAATATACAAACACTTATGTAAAACTTGTTGTTGAAAACAAAACTGATTTTTATGCTTTCGAAAAACTTGTAGAATCTCTTTACAATTCCAACGTTCTTGATCTTAAGATCATTGAAACAATGGTAGAGAAAGATAAGAAAGATGTTGACATTAATCTTGAAATTACTGATACACTTTCACTACTGAACGAATACATCGATGAAGTAGAGATGTCCGTAAACAAAAACGATTTGAAGTCAGTTATGAGATCCCTATATATTGAAAGTTGTGAAGTAGTATGATGTATATCCTCACACTCAAAGATAAACCAGACGGTGTATTCTCGGTCATCAGTGACGAAGGAGAGCAAATTATTCCTATCTTTGAATGTGAGGATGACGCAGAACGTTATCATATGCAAATGGAGATGATTGAAGATTATCCCAAAATGCAAATTTATGAAATTGAAGAAGAGGTTATTGTAAACGCTTGCGAAGAGCGTGATCAAAAATATGCTATAATAACAATTGATGACTTCCTGATCCCACCAAAAGATTTACGATGATTACATTTAAAAAGATTCGATGGAAGAACTTCCTTTCAACTGGAAATGTCTTCACTGAGATTGATTTGACTAAAAACAAGACAAATCTTATTGTTGGTAAAAACGGAGCAGGCAAGTCAACCATCTTAGATGCGTTGACTTTTTCACTCTTCGGAAAACCATACAGAAAAATTAATAAACCAATGCTGGTAAACAGCATTAATTCTGCTGATTGTATTGCAGAAACAGAATTTGATATTGGCAATAATGAATTTAAAATTGTTCGTGGCATTAAACCTGCTGTGTTTGAGATCTGGCAGAATGGTGTAATGCTTGATCAAAGTGCATCTGCTATTGATCAGCAAAAGCAGTTGGAACAGAACATTCTTAAGATGAACTACAAATCTTTTACTCAGATTGTGGTTCTTGGTTCTTCTAATTTTGTTCCATTTATGCGACTTCCTGTTGCATCACGTAGGGAAATCATTGAAGACATTCTTGACATCCAGATCTTTTCTGTGATGAATTTAAATCTAAAAGAAAAACTTAAGTTTGCTAACGATGATATCAAAGAACGTGACTATCAACTCGATATGCTTTCGGAAAAGATTGAAATGCAAAAAGCATTTATCAGTGATATCGAAAAGAAAAATGAAGATGAGATTGAAGGAAAGAAAGCAAAGATAGATGAGTTTAGAGAAGAGCAAAGATCACAAGATCTTTCAGTTCTTGAACTCACTAAAAAAGTAGAACATCTAACTAGCGAGTGCCAAGAATATCAAGACGCTTCTTCTCGCATGAAGAAACTTACTACACTTAAAGGTAAAATCCAACAG